CATTACAGATCCTTGAATCAAATCAATTGGTCCATGGAAATATAAATTGGGACAATATCCATTATAATATAACAAATCAACTGTTATTATCAGATTTTTCATATTCATTTGACTTTAAAAGAATAAATGAAGAGAGAAAAAGGAATTTAATTCTATCAATTCCCTCAATTCCCTCAATTGAACTCTTTATTGCCCAAAAACTCAGTAAAACGCACACCAGTTTATCTGTAAATATAATAGATGAATTGTGTGATGAATATATTTCCAGTCTCCAATATCCAACATACCCTTATAAAGACGCTTTGATTTTCTCTCTAATTCCATTTATTAACAGATCAAATGAAAGTATAATTAATGATTTGTTGGATAAATATTTATTAACATGGTATACAATTGACAATTATAGTTTAAGTGTCCTATATTTGCGGTTATGTGGGCAAAGACAAGATCATTTTACAAAAATCTTGCTCCAGAATATTCACCCAGATATAACTAAAAGATTGACATTGAATCAAACATTTTATAACATCGAGACATGTATTAGTTAAAAATACCCCATACCCTTCTTGCTCGTTCTTGCCCGCTTCCTCGTACCCTTATTTTTTTTCGACCCCTTTTTCGACCCCTTTTTATTATGCATATGATTGCCGCACATTTTACAAATACACATTTTACATACAGATTTCATAACCTCATCATATTTCTTCTTCATTTTTTTAGTACCGGAACTAGAACTAGAGCTTGCACTGGACTCAGTAGTAGCATCAAACTCGGTAGCAGAATCCAAATCTTCAGGGTCGGTTTGTCCAGACGAAGATCCCTTTTCCCCTTTTTCCTTTTTAGATGATGATGGTGTAGCTTCAGATGATTTATATGTTTTTGCGGCTTCACCGAATACTTTTTTGTAAGGAACTTCGGGGTGGTCAGCTCTAAATTTTGCAACGTGTTCTTTCCATGATAATCCCATTATATATTATATAAATACAAAAAATACAAAAAATACAAAAAATTGATAATAAATATAAATAACTCATGCATACAAAAAACATGACGGAAATAATATTAACGCGATATTTATATTTGTATGATGAAGTTAAAATCGCGCTAATTTCATCATTATTGAATAAAAATCAAGACCAAAGTTTATTCTGGGCATGTGAAATCTATTATTCGGGACACGTGGACGAATTCTTCGATTTGATTTGGAAAATATATTATGACTTTTATTCGACCCTTAATCCTGGATTCAGAGATTATATTTTAAAAAAACAAAACGAATATAATAATGGGGATGAAGAATTCAAAATTATCATCCTAATCATATCAAATTTATTAATACGACCGTATAATTTGGATATATTTATGTTGCGACAACAACTAATACATCGACAAAAAGAAGAGCCAAAAGAAGAAGCTCAACCAAAAAAAGAAGAACCAAAAAAGAAAGAACCAATTGAAAAATTTATGGAATATATAAAAACCGCAAATTATCTGGAAATTGCTACATATATAGAAAATTGCAATGACGAACCCACAATTCAAAAAGTATTAGATATAGTACAAGAACAGTTACAAGAACAAGAACAGTTACAAGAACAAGAACAAGAACAACAAAAACAAAAACAAAAACTCTTGCAAAAATGGGAGAAAATAAAGTATTCTAAAAAACTCGTATTATTATCCTATATAATGCATCAATATTCCCTCAAAAAAAAACTGGTAATGGGTAAAAATTTATATATTCGCATGGAACCTGATCAACTTGACCAAATGTACAGAACATATAAAACAAAAAAAACAAAACAAAATAAGGCATATAATATCCTTAAACAAGTCGTATTATATAATATTGATGATCGGAATAACCTTGGATTATTTAAAGTAGAGAGACCACCAATAGACAATTGGTTATACTATGCCTCAAAATCCCCGATCTGGGAAAAACGAATTACAAAATATAATGGTATCATTGATACAAAAACAAAAACCGTGGAATTTATAGATGAAAACGACGAATCGCGATTTCGTAAAAAGTATGATTACGAGCCGGAGGAACAGTCGAAAGAAATACAACAAAAAAGTATTGGTGAAATCAATCGAACAAAAACACCGCAACAATTTTATGATGAATATAAACACACTAGTTTAGTACCACAAACACCGATACAAACACCGATACAAACACCGATACAAACAAATCAATTATTTATACTATGATCCCGTCATATTAATATTACTCAACCTTGGATTAGCAATTATCCAATCAGTAACCGGGCCCGGAAAACCTCTACTCGCGTCAGACCTTAATAATAATTCTCCCGCGTCAATATGCCTCAAATTATACGCCATAAATAGAGGAGTAATGCCGTGGCTATCGGCCTGATTAACATTGGCTCCTTTGGTTATTAATAATTTCGTCATATTAATTCCATAGAATACAGCTTTAACTAGAGGAGTATCGCCATGGCCATCGGCCTGATTAACATCGGCTCCCTTTTCTATTAATAATGTTGCTATGCCAATGTTATTGTTAATTATAGCCAACGATAAAGGAGTCGACCCGTTCCTCCCAATCAGATTAACATCGGCTCCCTCGGCTATTGATGATTTCGCCAGTTCAACATTATTATCCCATATAGCTTGAACTAGAGAGTCTTGACTAGAAAACGGTTTCCCGCCACTACGACTACTCCGTCTTCTACTTTTACCACGCCGTCTTCTACTTTTACCGCGACCAGTTTGGTGTCCACTGCCGGAACGGTCGTCAGACCCTGTTGACATAAGATCTTGAAATGTCCTAATATCTTCCTTTGTTATATTTTTATTTTTAATTATTCGTCGTCTTTTTATTGATTTTGATTTGTTGTAACGCGACTTGACCTTGACCATTTCTTCTGTTATATTACATCAACAAAATAAACAAAATAAACAAAATAAACAAAATAAACAAAATAAACAAAATAAACAAAATAAACAAAATCAAATAATTATTGAAGAATAAGATGATAAAGTTACACTTCCTAAAACATCAGTTTTAGTTACACTGGTTGAATTCTTTGATTTTTGTCATAAAATTCTTCTTCTTCATTAGGAAGTAACTTACCTAATCGCGCCATAACTTAATAATATTTGTGCCGCTTTATTATTATTCATCCTATACGCCACACTTAGAGGAGTAATGTTATTGCCCTCGTAATTGCGAGTGACCTTATTAACATCGGCTCCATAGTCTATTAATAATTGTAATATTTGCATTTTATCCATAACTATAGCCACCATTAAAGGAGTCTGCTCGACATTCTTCCCAAGAACCTCACTAACATAAACTTCATTAACAACATCATTACCCTTGCCTAATAATGATTCCACTAATTCCAAATCACCATCCCGTATCGCTTTAAATATAGGAGGACGAGGAGGAGGAGGAGGAGGATTGCTTTGAATTCTTTGATTTTTGTCATAAAATTCTTCTTCTTCATTAGGAAGTAACTTACCCCTAATCGCGCCAGACCTTAATAATATTTGTGCCGCTTTATCATTATTCATCCTATACGCCATACCTAGAGGAGTAAGGTTATTGCCATCGTAATTGCGAGTGACCTTATTAACATCGGCTCCATCGTCTATTAATAATTGTAATATTTGCATTTCATCCATAAGTATAGCCACCATTAAAGGAGTCTGCTCGACATTCTTCCCAAGAACCTCACTAACATAAACTTCATTAACAACATCATTACCCTTGCCTAATAATGATTCCACTAATTCCAAATCACCATCCCGTATCGCATTAAATATAGGAGGACGAGGAGGAGGAGGAGGAGGAGGAGGAGGAGGATTGCTAGAGAATCCCGCACCACCACCACGACTGCTCCGTCTTCTACTTTTACCACTCCGTCTTCTACTTTTACCGCGACCAGTCCGAAGTCCAAATATGGAATCGTCAGACCCGGTTGTCATGAGATCTTCCTTTTTTAGATTTTTATTTTTAAGTATTCGTCGTCTTTTTATTGATTTGTAGTGTCGCGACTTGTTCTTGGCCATTATTATATTATATAAACAAATAAATAAACAAAATCAAATAATTATTGAAGAATAAGACAATAAAGTTACATTTCCTAAAACATCATTTTTAGTTACATTATTTATTGCACAATAATGAATTTCTAAATCTTTTTGAGCGGAATATTTAGAATATTGTTTACAAATTAACGCTCCCTGTTTAACAATATATCTTTTATTTTTTTTACGGGATCCAAACAATCCAGCAGGAACAATAGCGAGTATATGACAAGATGGTAACCCATTCCCAACATGGAACCAAATATCATCTGGTCCTTTAGACGAATCAATGACCGTAAAATTATCCTCGGCATTTACCCCAATATAATATTCAATGTAGCGATCCAATGCGTCAATATATATCATCAATGTTTTCATTTTATTTTGTCTTGTTTTGCTGTTTTGCTGTTTTGTATTTTAAATCAATTTTATTATTTTTATTTTGTTGAGATAATATAATACAATAATGTTGTCGTCAATGTTTAAACCTAAGAACCCCACAATTGGAAATATACAATCTTCACCTAATCTCACAACAGATACAGTCCCAAAAGTCGCGCCTAATGTTGAAGATGACCCTACTGTTCTACCAGCCTTACATTGGATGGACCCTGATTCTCCTCAGCCCCTTCCCCTTCCACCCCGCGACCCTCCAGACCGCCCCCCTCATCCCCCTCCGTCCCGCCCCCCTCAGCTCATGGGATCTTCTTCTAATAATCTTGATCCTAGAAGCAAAGGCGAAATTGCTGTTGATCCTAGAAGCAAAGGCGAAATTGCTGCGTATAGTTCTGTGCCGCCGCCTCGACAAAAAAATAGCTATTTTGGATCTACAGGCTATTTTGGATCTACAGCTGTAGGCAGATGGGATGCGGCGACAGCAGCAGCAGCAGCGGCGACAGCAGCAGCAGCAGCAGCAGCAGCAGCAGCGACAGAAACAGATGATATCCCTCCCGCGACTACTGGTGGTCGCCGTACTAGAAGACGAAGATCAACAAGAAGATCAACAAAAAGAACAAAAAGATCAAAAAGATCAAAAAGAAGAAGATCAAAAAGAAGAAAACGTTAACCTTCATAATACCGGAAAATCCCTAGGATTTCCTCGAATATTTTATGATCATACACGATCATAAAATAATGTCTTCCTGTAAGATTGAATATAATAACATAAAACAAATGAAAAAAATTGAATATAAAATAATAACACATACTAAGAACAAATAACAATAAAGAACAAGAATGGTAAAAAACTTATCAGGTGGAACGGGGCATAAGAAGCAGGCTAGTAAACATACTCAAGCGCCTACTTTCACCGTAAAATTAAGAATAGTATTGGAAGAAGGTGAAGTATATGCACAAGTAACAAAATTATTAGGGAATGGAATGTGTCATGTATTATGTGATGATGGAAAAACCAGATTATGTTTTATTCGTGGAAAATTCCGAGGACGTGGGAAACGAGATAATACATTATCCCCAGGAAAATGGATTTTAATTGGATTACGAGATTATGAATCGGGAAAAAAAAATAAGATGGATAATTGTGATTTATTAGAAATATATAGTGATCAAGATAAAGATCGATTGCAAGCGCAAGTACCGCATATAAATTGGTCGGTATTTATTACAAATGATAATGTATTTTCGCATGTGGAAGATACTGGTGCCGGTCCGCGATTTACGGATGAACGAGAAGATGAATATAATAAATATATTGCATCGGCTAAAGATGCATCGGCTAAAGCAATAGTATCATTAGATCAAGCTCAAAATACAATCGAGCCGCAAAAGGTACCGCCGACAATGGTACCACCGA